ATGGCTTGTACGGTGAAGATAAACGTTCAAAACTACTTGAAATAAAACTCGAACAAGATACAAGAAAAGCACAGAAAGAGTCTGATGAGTTTGTTGAAGGTGTATCTTATGAAGCGTACTTCTACAACTACTTCGATATTCCACGAAAACCATATATATTTGCTACAGCTTTCAATAACGAAAACTCTCCAATAGGTAGAACAGATATGATTTCTATGGCAGCTCCTTTGCAAGAGTCTATTGACCGTAGAAAGCAAGACATTGATGAAAACGCTAGTCTTGTGAACGGAACTGTTAAAGTAGATGCAAGTGTCATGAGTAAAGATGATGCACAGTCTATGAGATTTGAAGCTCGTGGTGTTGTATGGGGTAAGGGTGTTGTAAATGGTGTTGTACGTGAAACAGGTGAACCCCTACCAAACATGGTATTTGAAGATATGATTGACTCACGTCAAGAAATAGACAACATCATGGCAGCAACTTCTGCTTTCAAAGGTGAACGTGAAGGACAAGAAACTAAAGCTGGAAGACTCGCTCTTATCGACCAATCATACTTAAGACTCAACGAGCTTGTTCAAGTTGTAGACTACGTTTCAGCAGAAATGTTTGCATGGTTTATACAACTAGCAAAGGTTAAATATACAGAAGAACACTACGCTAAATGGACTGGTAGAGATGAAGCTGTTGAAATTATGGGAATAATGCAAGACGACATTGAAGATGGTATTGAGATAGTTGTTATACCAGGAAAATCACTACCCCTAGACTCGTCATTTAGATTTGAGAGAGCACAGCAAGATGTTGCAAGTGGAATCATTGCTCCAACAGATTACTTTGAAGAAGCTGGATATGATAATCCAAAACAACTAGCAAAGAACGCTGTAATGTTTAAACAAAACCCTGCTTCATTTGTTGGTATACCACCTAACGAAATGCCATTACCAGCTCAACCAGGACAACTACAACCAGACCAAGCAACACAAATGATGGAAGCTGGATTACCACCTGTAATGCCTCAATAAAATATGGGGGATGCGTCCCTTAAAACGCATAATTATAAAATAATTTGACCAAGCGGTTTGTGGCAGTCGAAAGACCAAGCGTAACAAAATGGCAGTCTTAAAGTTATGGAAGATATAGAATATGAAGTATTGGGAGGGGAAACTAGCAGTGAGCCAAAGGAAGAACCAGAGGCTACACCAAGCGAAGAACCAACACCAGAGCCTTCAGAACCTGTGGAAGCTCCAACAGAGCCAGAAGCAGATGATTCACTATTTGAGCTACCAGATGGTAGAAAAGTCAAAGGTGATGAAGTAGTGAATGAGTATAAAAACCTTCTAGCAGACTATACTCGTAAATCACAAGAGCTTTCTCAGCTTAAAAATCCAGAGAAAAAAGATATTATTAACAATGAGGTAGACTATAAAGACCCAGAATGGACTCCACAGTCATATTCTGAAATCATTGAACTGGCAAAGCAAGAAATCTACAAAGATTTTGAAGCTAAACAAAAAGCAGAAGAAGATTTTCAAAAAAACCTTGAGTCAGAAGCAGACGCACAAATTAGTGCTGTAAAGCAAATAGACCCAAAAGTAGATGAAAATAAACTTTTCGCACATGCTACTAAATATGGATTTACAAACCTTACGCATGCCTATCAGAACATGAAAGACATGCAACAAACTATGCAAAAAGCTGTAGAGCTTGGAGCAAAGAATGCTAAGAAAACTGTAGACCCTGTAGCAGCAATTCCAGGACAAGGAGCTTCAGTAGACGACACGGATGTTTATGACCCATCAATGGGACATGGTTCGCTTGTAGACTACCTTCGAACAATTAAGAATTAAAATTATATGCAATTTTCTTCAGCAGTTACAACAGTAACTCGTACTGTAATCCCAAAACGTGTATATGACACAGTTACTCTAGGAACTCCAGGTCTTCAGACCTTCCTTAGAAAGGCTACATCATGGACAACTGGTACAAAGTATGAGCCTGTTCTTAAATATCAAGATACAACTAATGGTGGAAACACTGGTATCGCAGACCAACTAGATTCAGACAGACAGAATGTTCGCACAAACTGGTCTTTCGAAGTCAAAATGGCTTACAAGCCTGTTGTTGTCGCTAACATTGAACAGAAACTTAACGAAGGTGATGAAAGAATCGTATCACTTCTCGAAACAGAGTTTGACTCACAAGCACAGTCTCTTACTAACCTAATGGCACAAAACCTTTATACTGGTAACGGAACAGGTGATGAATGGGATTCACTTTTCAACGCAGCTTCAGACTCGACACTATTCTCAACTTACGGTGGACTTTCACGTTCAACTTACACATCAATCAACGGTTACTACCTAGCTTCAACTGGTTCTCTAACTCTTGCTAAACTAGCAACTGGTTATGATGATGTTACAGTTGGTATGGATGAGCCAGACTTCATGCTTACTACAAAGACACTTTGGACAGCATACGAAGCTCTACTTACTCCAACACTACGTTCAACTTACGAAGGATTTTCATTCCCTAACTACGATCAGTACGGAATGATGACTTCTAAGTCAAAAGACATGGGTGCAACACAAGGTTTCAGAACTGTTACCTTCCGTGGTACTCCTATTGCTCGTGATGAACAAGTCCCATCAGGACGCCTTCACTATGTAAACACTCGTTACTTCCACATGCACGGTGTAGATATGTCAGGTACAGCTAACTTCCAAACACTTAACTTCAAGAAAGCTAACAAGGAAGGTGTACCAATGGGCGTTCCAGGTAATGTTCCTTCAGCAAAAGGATTTAACTTCCGTGTTCTTATGAGTCCAGTCGATCAGTTTGCAGAAGTTGGCTACCTTGCTTACGCTGGTAACTTCGTATCTGAAAACCCACGTCTTCTTGGTACTCTCGCAGGTGCAACTGCATAATAAATGCACAATTATTAAATAAGTGGCGTTGCCACGAATAGTCGATGGTTAAGAGCCTAAGACTGAAAAAATATTATGTTAAAGATTTCATTTCAAGATGCGTTTCAAACAACGACATCACAAGGTCAAATCAAAGTAGGACAGACAGCAGTAACTCCAGATGGAAACACTTGGGTTTACGGAAAAGCTGGAGGTGCTATTGCAGCTTTCAAAGTTGCTATACCTAACGCAGATGTAGCTTTTGATACAGCTTCATCTTCTTCAGACAATCAAGATAGACGTGTGTATATCACAGAAGCGTCTGCAGGTTGGACTGTTGGTGCTTACGCAAATTACTGGGGTGTTGTAGATGATGGTACAGGAGTTGGTCAAAGATTCCGTGTTCAAACTAACTCTACTGATACTCTTACACTTTATCCAGAATACGCTCTTTCTACAGCACTTTCTGTTTCTGACTCTGATATTACTTTGTCAGCAGGACCAGCTAGTGTTATAATCGCAGCTATAACTTCAAAGATACAGAACTCAATCGGTATCGCACAGACAGCTTTTGCTTCTGGTGAATACGGATACTTCCTTACAAAGGGATATGGTTCAGTCTTTGCTGGTGAAGTTTTGACTAAAGGTGGAGGATTCACTACAGGTGATGACACAACTGGTCAAGTTATCAACAACGATGCTACAGAATCAGCTATTACAGCTCAAATTCTTGGTAGAACACTTGTTGCTAACGCAGGTGCAGATCAAGCAGCTCTTGTATTTGCTAACGTTCAATAATGAACTCACTTTGCTCCTTTACGGGAGCAGTGATGAGTCCATTAGACTCACGTGGAACAACGAAGCCACGATTAACAATAATATATAAAGTCTATGATAAATAGAAAACTCGATGAACTCGTCATCTGTACGTTTAAAAACATTGCAGATTTCGATTTCACACCAGAGCTTGGGGCAATGTTCGGAGGTCGCCCATACTTCGTCAAGCAAGGTGAACAAATACTCTTACCAGAACCAGCAGCATTCCGAATGTCTGTAAACTTAGCGAAAGCTATGCTAATAAAGAAAAGCCCCCATTGATCGTGACTGGGAAAC